GCTACGTTTTCAGGATTGCCAGGGTCATAGCTTTCAATCTCTTTGATTACAGATTCCTGAAGGTGCCTGTTATTAGTGTATGTGGAATGGGTGAATACGGTGTCGCTCCGCTTTTCGAACGAAAAAAACCAGTGATCCGTATATTTAGGGTTCCAGTCAGCAACTACGAGCTTTCTACACCGCATGATCCAATTCATTACCCGTTCCTTTTCGCACCCGGAAAGTACCTCGTTAAAAAATATTATGTCTGAGTCGGTGGCTTCCTTTATTTCGGTGGTGTTATCGTCTAAGCCTCGGAACTTGATCTCTTGCCCGAATAGAATGTAGATAGGCTTCCCAGCGTTATCCCGATAGTTGGCTTGGTTGTATATCCCGATAACTTGTAAGCAGTTTTTGAAGTCTTTGAATAGGTACTCTTTGCAGTTTACCAGCGTGTCCCGGAAAAGGAATATGTCTAACTTTTTGCCTCGGTTGTGGTCGCATATCCAAACTAATAGGTGAATGAAGTCCCACGTTTTTGAAGACCTAGACCCGCCCTCGTTACCGATTATTAGCTTGGTGTTTGGCTGCCTACCAGCAACCATTTGCGCCATCTTGAAGAACAGCCCGTTAGGCTTCCAGATCATTTCATTTTCCCGTCTATAATCTGACCGTCTACCATTGCCGTAATGACGGGGCTCAAATCAACACTAGTTATATTCATCTCCTGCTTTGCCTTTCCCTCCACGCGGTCAAATATCTCCATTATTGCGCGAAGATCTCCATCGTTGGCCTTCTTCAATAGCTTGCGGATAATAACCTCCTGAAACTGCCTGCGCTCCTTCTTGCCGTCAATTACCACTTCAACGTCCTCTTCCAGCATAGCCTTCAGGATAGTGGAAAGGTTCTTTGTGCCTTTCGGCCTTCCCTCCTTATTAATCCTGTTCGGGTCGGTGTGGAAGCCCTGCCCTTCTAAATTCTCTGGATTAGGCATTTATCGTAGTTTCTACGTTGTTTTTAACCATTGATTATAAATTTCAGTTGCTATCTGTGCAGTCATTACTGGAGGCACCGACATACCGATTAAATACTTTGGCTCAATCTTTTTAAAGTTATAATCGAGTGGATATGTTCCGATTATTTTATACTCGTTATCTGTTAAATATCCATCTTCAATATGATGTAACATTATCCCGCCTCCACTATCAGCAATACAAGTATTTGATACCATTTCAGGGTGCTGCTTATACGTACCAAAATACATTCCTTTAGGATGTACGCTTGAGACACATTTACCCATAGGAGTAATTTTATAATATTCTTTAATTCCTTCTCTTATTGGCTTTCTATTTACCGTACCTTCATCTACATATTTAAACGGTATAGCCTGCTCCTTAAAATTTAATTCTAATTTAGGAAAGTTTAAATCATTCCTTTGACAAATAAAAAATACTCGTTCACGTTTTTGAGGTACTCCCATACTTGCAGCATTAAGCAAAAATAACTGAACTTTATACCCTGCATCTTCAAATTCTTTTTTTATCCTGTGAACGTATGCTTTTGCATTGCCTTGAATTAATCCTTTTACGTTTTCAGCAATAACTACTTTTGGCTGTAACTTTTTAGCTAATCGTATGTAATCAAAAAATAAATCATCAAGCCTTTGCTCTGCCTGACCTTCACGAAAAACTTTAGTTTTGCCCCAGTCTTTTTCACGATTGCCTGCCATACTAAATGAGCTGCAAGGAGGCGAACCATCTAAAATATCAAGTTTGTATAAATCTTCTGGAAATTCTTTCCTATCTGCAAAACCTCTTATATCCTCAACAAATAAGTATTTCGGATTGTGATTAGTTTTATAAACATCTGCAACTTCAGGATCTATTTCAACACCTCCCAGATGTTCAAAGCCTGCTAACTTATAGCCCATTGTTGAACCTCCGCCACAAATAAAAGTGCCAAATACCTTTAAGCCATTTTTTGCAGGATAGCCGTCTGATAAGTTCCACTTATAAGGGAATCGGTGTTTACTCATTGCCTAATAGTTTCCATACTGCCTGCTCTGGCGTTGCCGCTATCTTAGCCAGCTGATCCCTTACAAGGTTATATTCTTCTTCTGTATATTGGAGTTTGATAATCATTTGAGAATCAAGACTGTCAATGTCTATCTCCTCATTTTTATCTGAAAAATCCTGTTTACTGAAATCAGGAATATCTAACCCCCAATCGGCAACCTGTTTCGCATCCCATTCATTGGCAAGTATATCCCAATCCCACTCACCGCCTGAAACGTTGTCTTTGATTATAAACTCGCGCTGCTGTTCTTCTGACCAATCGGCAACGATAACGGGAACGTCCTTCATCCCAGCTTCAATGCATGCTTTCAGGCGCATATTTCCACCAAGAACTATCATATCTTTATTTACCACGATAGGCCGCTTGTTGAGCATATCGGGAAAGTCTTTGATTGACTGGACTAGCTTTTTAAACTTGTCGTCTTTTATTAACCTCGGATTGTTCGGGTTAGGTTTTATCTGTGAAACCAGCATCACCATTTCCCCACCGGGCAGTTTAAATTTGGGTTCCTTAGTCTCATTTGAAGATTACATCCACATTTGCCACACACGCCCCAAAGGCTATACATTGGGCATTCAAAACACACAGCAACCCTTTTTTGATATAGTTCTTCATTATTTCCTAGCAAGTAATCCTTAACGCCAATAACAATATCTAACGGACTGTCCACTCAATTCTGCTCTTTTAGCTTTGCCTTTATCCCGTCCATCGTTACCCCTGTCCTTTGAATCTTCCTGAATGAAAACAGGCTTTCCAATTCAAAGCAACCGTATATCACCGCTAAAACGTTTAAAGTGCCTTTCATGTTTAAATCAAAGAGGCCGACCAAGCGCTAGAGTCAGCCTCTTTCTAAGTGATAGCTTCATTACCTTAGATCACGTTTATTGCCGTGTGCAATACAAAATACTGTAAAAATTGTGACTTTCGCAATGATTTTTACCAAATTAGCCAAATCCCACATAAACACAAAACGGCCTTAACTATCCACCATACGTCCGAGTCTAAGCTGTCAAGTCTAGCATCCTTACCAAGATAGTTCCAGACCTTTCCACGTGAAAGATTTAGCAGGACATCGAACGGGAACCAGAAGGCCAGCCCGCATCCGAAGCAGTATAAAATAGTGGTAACAGGGATTCCACTAAAAACCCTGCCAAAAATTACCACATTTTGCGACTCTAGGTCGAACTTAAAAAATTAAACAAATAAGATAACCAATATCCGGAAAGCCCAGCCGCGAGCGTGGTTTGGTGTTTGCCTAAGGCGTTCGATGACGTAGTAATTGCGGGCAAGCTCGAAGGCTAGGAGTATAAGAAATGGTATCATTCTGGCAATGTTTCGGTTACGCGGTCAAGTTCCCCTGTCAAATCATTGTAGGTTGCAATCAGTTTGTCTAGTTGCTTGATCGCTTTTAAGGCTTTCCTTGTTGCCTTGGTTATCCTGACAATCTCTTGAGCGTTGGCCTGAATACTGGCTTGCAGCTCATCGCGTTTCTTTTGTAAGTCCATAGGTGGTTAGTTTTTGGTTATGAATGTTTACTTCGTTAATTGCGTTGTCTCCCTTATAGCCTCAATCTTTTCTAAGTATTCACTTACTTTATTAATATCAATCATGGTCAACTGCGTATTTAAACGATTCTTTATTTTTAATTTCAATGTGATAGTTTCTAATACCTATTTCATTTGAGCCTTTAGGTGATGAAATACAGGTAACTCCGTTAAACTTAAATTCTACATAACAATCAAGTTTTTTAGATATTACACGAGCTTGTTCAAATGTTTTTGCAATTGAACATCCTAATAATGGAACAGCTTTAATGGTTAACATATTTTTTATTTAGTTAGTTGGGTAGTTTCTGTAATCTTTTCAATCTTCGCCCAATATTCCCTGGCCTTTATGTTACCGTGACCGTTTACGTTGATACCGCGCTCTTTGTAGTATTTGCGCAGCTGCCATTCGTAACAGGCGTCTTTCACCTCTTCTTCAGT